CAACATAATCAAACACCGCATCGGCCATGTAGGGTGCAGCGTAGTTTGTGCTGAGGTACCCTAGGCGCTTCGTGATGCGTCCAGGTACATCGAACTGACCATTAATCAGGCTGAGCACCTTCACCGCAGGGATTTGGAAGGGGTCATTCCTAAGGGACAGACCCCCAGTGAAGGGAGTTTCAATGATTTCGGTCTGGACAACGCTCATTTATCGACCCCCGCCATTGCCCCACCAACCGCTACCGCCACCATTCTGATTGTTGTCAGCGATATGATTGAACTCACCCACGTTGCGGGCCCAAGTTGCTCTGCGGATGCGGTCTTCCATTTGCTGAAGACGAGTCATTTCCAGGGATACGTCCTGGTCTTCCTTGTTCTTGCAGGAAATGACGGCATGCATAATGGCGTAGTCTAGCCAGCCCTGGTAATCCTCTGCACGGGTTGACCAGCATGGGCCAGATGGATTCAGCCCGAAGCCATTGGTGCTACTCCACAGAACAGGTGCGGGAGTCTTCTGGGTCAGAGCAATTGAAGTGTATGAGGTCCCAATGACCCAGCCTGGGATTACCTCGGTGCTGTAGGTGGTAATTGCTCTGGCTAGGTTACTTGAAAGCAAGGTCACAACGGCGGATGTGTCAGCGGTAGGGCAAACGACACCGGGCGTGAAGGCATAGGTACTGTCAACCCAATATGTGTTGCTCGTAGTGGCCATCAAATGCTCTGGGTTGGTACGACCATATACGCGGTAGCCTTGCGCCCCAGGAACCGCAGCCCAGGTCAGTGCCACGGCGCCCGTATTGCCCCCAGGAGAGGAAAGGGTAATTGGAACGCGCGTGCAAGCAAGCGTCTCACCTGTGGTGTAATACGCAGATACCCGGTAGGAACAGGTGTTGTCTAGAAGATCACCCGATCCCCCGCCCTGAAGAGCGAGGCCAGTTGGGGGAATCAGGTTCCGGTTGACCGGGATATTGCCTACGGTCGTAACGGCACCACCGCAGTTCACGATTTCATAGATGTTGCTATTGATGGTCACAGTGTCGCCCAGGCCAGCATTGGTGCAGTCAAGGGCAGCCTGGGCGCATAGGTCAGTCACCAACGTAACGTAGTCACAACGCAGAACAATGCCACCCTGAGGAGGCGGCACTAGACGCAACTGGGTGCCCTCCAGGTCATACCAGAGGAACCACTTGTTACCCGACATGGGGAGGAAGAAGTTACGATGCATATTACGTTCATTGTAATTGTATCGATGAACAGGAATCCAGAAGCCCGGATAACCGGAAGTCCACTGTGCTTCTAGGCCACGCATTTCCAGGAAGTCCGTAGGCAAATCGTAGAGGTCAGTGGCTGTGGTAGTGAAGGTCCACTTCTTGTTGGTGTAGTGGGAACCAGACGCTTGATTGATCAAATCCTGAAGTTCCTTGATACCTGACTGCAAGTATCCTGTGATTTCCGTGTCAGTGCAAAATAGGCTTCGCTCCTGGTTGGCCCTCTGTCGCACCAGAGTTATCATTTCAGCAATTGATTTCGTATACGGCATTAGGCGGCTCTCTTCCCTTTGATTTTGTCTGAATGTTCCACTACAGCACGACAGTACGCAATAAACTCATCAACTGAACTGTCTAGCTTCATCAGATTGGCGCCCATTGTCACTCCTAATTGAAGGGACCGAACCGGATTGACCCAGCCGGTCCCTCTCATTCACTTTGAATGGACGATTATTCAGCGGCAGGTTCGTCTTTGTCCAGAATAGCGAAGGCGTTAGATAATGCATGTGCAACAGCAGCAGCATCCTCAGCCTTGATTGCGTCTAGAAGATCCTGGCCAGCGGCTTCTAGACCCTGCTCATCGCCGCCTTCATCGTCAGCGGGTTCAGCAGAGGGCTTGCCATGACCGATTGCGATCATTAGGCCCGGGAGCAATTTGGATTTATCCATGGGTCAAATTCCTTACGGGGCTAGGGTGCTGTTTTCGAGAATGATATGTAGGCGTACGAACTGGCCTGAGGCAGGAACAGTTGGGGTCACGCCAGCGACTGTGAAGACCAGCGGAATTGCGGGAGTCATTTCGCCATACACAGCAACGGTATTAAGCGCGCCAGGGCAGGCAACGGGTAGGCGGGTCGCATTGCTGGACTGGATTAGGACGCCCGGGAGGGAGGTGGTCAGAACCACGCAGTGGCCAACGGCAACTGCCAGGATGGGGTTACCTAGAGCAATCAATGCCGCGCAACAGCCTGCACCGGTACCAGAAGCGGTATTGATGATGCTCGCAAGGTTGACGGCAGTAGTGTCACCCGTGCTAACAGTCCACTGGCTGTCAGTGGATGCTGAGGTACGAGCGGTCAGAACAATAGCCGCTGAACCGGGGATCTTGATGGTCACGGTGTCGTTCTGAGCAGCAGAAGCAGTGACGATTACAGCCGCTCCACCGGAAACCCCATCACCCTTGCTAGGAACCCAGAAGCTGTCAGCGGTAGGTACCTGACCAAAGCAGGTGCAGGTTGAATCAAGGTGACGTGCGTAGCGGTCATCAAGACCCACTAGATATACTTCGCCACCAGAACCAGCGGCGGCGGCGGCGCCGCACTGTACGAAATTCTTGATACCAGCGTTGCGACCATCGCAAACACCAGCGGCATTAACGTACACGGGGGCAACTGCTGCTCCAGAGGTGGTGAAGGTGAGTTCTGCCTGGAGGTCAACTGGCATCGAACCGATGCAAAACCTTCTCGAATTCATATGGCGTGAAGACATTCTATTTTCCTTTGCCCATTTATGTATTTGGGCTGTTAGGTTAACTGCACGAAGGGAACATCCCCTCACGCATAGAGATTGCTTCTCGTGACAAAGAAGAAGCCCCCAAGCGGTGCTCAGGGGCTTCGGATGCTGATATTACCTGCGAATTAGAACTGAAGAGCGCAGACGCCGAGGGACTTCATGTCATCGGTGTAAATCTGGCTGAAGCTGAGCACGCGAATTTCAACCTGCGAAGCGTTGTAAACTCGGAGTTCAGGACGCCCGTCCTCATTAAACACGCTAACGGCCTCTTCGATGCTGCCGAGCCAAGTGCGGTCCATGTTCATGGTGAACGCGGTTGCAGCCGGGCAAGCAGGGTCGCTCAGCACTAGAACGGTTCCACCAGCGAACCGGAACTTGATGCCTTCAAAGCCAATTTCAACAGTCTTGCTCTTGGCTTCGCCATAGGTGATGACACCCTTCTGGGTAAGCTCATTAATCAGACCCTGGTAGCTGATCGGATTGACGAGTACGTGCGTCGGCTTGCCACCAACCATTGCGATTTTCGCGAGCCAGTTGCTGATGGATTCGCTGATGAGCTTCTTGCTGCCATCCATGTAGGTACCGGCAACGCGCTCACGCTGGAACTTGTAGCGGTCTACGCCGAAGAAGCTATCGCCAGAGGTAGCGATTGAACTGGGGCACCAAGTCAGGAGACCGTTCATATGCTGGCCACCGGCCGCAACGAAGGTACCGTCAATGCAAACCTGATCGCCAACCGCCCAAGCAGTCGGGTCAGCAGCAGTGCCACCGTAGGTAGCCGCGAAGGTCGCAGTACCATCAGAGACGCTGACGCTAATGCAGTAGGACACGCCAGCACGGAGTGAGCCGTAGGTACCGGCGCTAGAAGAATCGTACACGCAGCCGACCTCGAAGGCCTGGGCATCAGATGCATTGGTGAACTTCACAACGCCAGAGCCCGGCATTGCGGAGATAGTCGCTAGGGTACCAATGTTGGTACGGTAGAGAGCCATTGCTAGGTTCTTGGTGACGCCTTCAATAGCGCCATCGACGTTGAACTTAGTTGCATTCACGAAGGTCTGCTTGTCGGTCTTCGCGGCCTTGAGGGTCTTTACATCCAGGTAGCCAGAGGCATAAATGTCTGCCGTGGTGATTAGGAACTCAGAAGACTTGCCTGGGGCCGAATTGGTCTGGCTATTGGCGAAGGTCGGGTTAGCGCCTGAACCAACGCTGGCGATAAAGGGAAGCGGGTATCCACGTCCACCGAACTTGGTGTTACGCTGAAGCAGTGACAGAAGAGTCCAGTCCTTGAAGAACTGTTCAGTGGCCTGCTGGCCAACGTAGAGTTCCTTCATTACGGTATAGAGACTGCCGTTTGCAGAGGCGGTCCCATTCATTGCGATAGCTGCCATTTGTTTTTCCTTCTTTCGTCTTTGCTACGATAGGTTATTCGTTGGGCTCACTATCGAGTTCTCGTGTGAGCGCAGCGAGTGCCCTGTTAGTGGCCTCCTCCGGGTCATACCGGTTCGAAGGCTTTGATCCAGGAGCGGGAGTCAATGAGGTACTGAGGGTCTTTGTTACTGGTTGCTTAGGAGTCGGCGCGGGAGTGGCCGCTAGCTTGGCCTTCATTTTCTTCGACTGAAGAACCTTTTCAGCCTGCTGCTCCAAGAGACCTTCGAGGTAGTCAGCTACTTGTTTCGTACTGACAATTTCACCGGTCTGCTGGAAATACTGAGCTACAAGCATTGGGACTTGTGCGGCGGCACCGTTGGCGTTGATTAGCTCGTACTGCTCAGTGGCCTGCTGCACTTCTGCAATCGCGTCAGCTTCGAACTGCTCCCAGGTGGCTCGTGCTTTCTCTTGCTCAACCTGCTCTTTGTAGAGATTAAGTCTCTCATCTACGACTTTGGCGGCTGTCTCTTCTGGACCAAGAGGAAGATCCTTGCCTAGCTTTGCCTGGACCAGTTCGTCATAGCTCAATCCAGCGTTCTGGAGGAATTCATCTGGGTTCGTCCTGGCTACCGATTTAGATTCCTCGAATTTCTTTAGCGCTGCCTCACGCTGAACTAGGGCCGCTTCACGCTGCTGCATCGCACGCTGAGCCCTTCGAATTTCCCCTTCTTTCTTTGCAGCCGCAGCAAATCGATCAGACTTGGGTTCAGGCTTCGGGGGCACAGGAACTACGGGTGCCGCTTCTACAGCCGGTGTTTCGGTCGCGGGGACTTCAGCAGCAGGAACTTCAACAACGGGAGCAACTTCAGCTACAATTTCATCAGCCATGTGCTTAATCCTCGGTTAGGGTGTCGCTTGAATCGCACCCTTAAGGATTAAGTCCGGTGATTACTGAAGCTGAGGTTGACCCTGTGGAGCCGTAGGCAATAGGGCCGCAACAGGTGGGGCTCCAGGTACGCCTAGGGGCTGTCCCTGATTCTGAGGCACCTGCGGCATTGGAGGTGGAGTGCCTAGACGAATTGCTTCATCCCGGGCAGTCCGCAGCATGTCAATTCGCGTCTCATCCAGCTTGAAGGTCTTGGCGCGTTGAATTTCGTCAGAGACCAATTCAATGAAGAGAGGCAGGTTGTCTTCAGTGGATACTGGCTGATAGATGCCGTCATCAATAACGCCGTCTAGGACGGTTTCAATCCACAGTTCATCAGCCTGTTCGGAATTCAGAACCGCTTCGATATCAGGGAGGTCCATCAGCTTCTTGGCTACACGCTGACTGAAGTATCCGCCCTGCACATATTCCTGAAGTTGCGCTAGACGGCCCTGAGGTTCAATAGGCAAGGAACTGACTGGCCACGCCTGAAGGTGGAACATATCTTCGTTGTACTTGAGGCTATTCCAGTCGATAATCTGCCCACGCTTGGAACCAATAACTTTGACTTCGTAGTTCGGGATTTCCTTTTCCTCAACCGCGTGCTGAATAAGCTTGATGCTGATTTTGGCCAAGGAGACATGGAAGGCAGAATAGATTTCAGACAGACGAGCAAAACGGTCCTGCTGGATTTCCAGGGTCGTACGAATAGCCAAGCCAGATGCTTCAGGGCCTAGCTCGCCATGCCCACCAGTGGTTAGCTGGGAGACGCCAGCTTCCTCATGGATCATCCCAATCAGCCGGTCCCGGTCCTGGTAAAGCTCAGGAGGAACTGACGGGGGTACTAGCCATGCTGGGGGCGTGTTCCGGAACGGAATGATTGGACCTAGGGTCCCGTCCATTGCGTCAGTGATTATTGAACTGCCCTCTTCAATAGCGAGCTTGAAAGTCCCTGCTACACGCTGGGCAGACTGGATTTGACACAGGACGTAATTCAATTGCGACTGGAGCGGCTCCAGCGCTTCCGCTAGCCCATGCCCGAAGAACCCTAGCTGAGGGTCTGTGTATCGGAGGAAGCCGAACGGGAAGAAGTCGAATGGATATTCTTCGTCAAATAGGACCACCGCTGGGCTGCCTACCGAAATCGTGTGCCTACCAGGAGTCTTCCCACATGCCAGACGCCACGACTCACGTACGGCAACCAATTCAGAGACTGTGGAGCGCGAAGAGGGATGCCCGTCAGCGGACACTAGGTCCTGCCGCAGGATATCCGCTTTCTTTTCCGGGTACAGAGAAGCGATGGTGCCACGGTCTAGAGGCTGGATGTAGTGAAGTTGCATCGGCCTGCCAAATAGCGACTCCTGCTCATCCACAACTATGCACGACTCCAGGACGCGCTCTACCTTGATGCGCTTTGTCTGGGGGTCGAAGAATACGTGGGCAACGCCTGTGCCCCAGATAATAGCGTCTAGCATGCATTGCTGGCCAATCTTCTGGAATTCTTGGTCAACGGCTAGGCCATCACAGAAGGTATTCAGCTTCTTGGCAGTGCGGGCGGTCTTGTAGTCCACGGCTCCCTTAGGAAGCCACCAGGACCTAGGATGGACACGTGAGGCAACACGCGATTGAATAGTCTGGGCACAAGAGGCCAAGACATTCATACGCAAATTGTTGTTATTGGAGTGGGATGAAGAGGTATCTAGGATGCTAAAGGTAATTCCGAAAGGCCCAACGTTAGCGATATTGCCGTATAGTCTGGAGTACCAAGCAGAGGCATTCACGCGACGATTGGTGAAGTCCTTCATTACCTCCAGCGTGCCGCTAATTGCTTCAGCGGTTGCCATTGACCCGCGAGTGTCAAACCACTGAGTTCCGCCAACTTGAAAATTGAAATCGCCCATGGATTACTTCTTCTTAGGGATGGAATCGAATGCCGGGGATGACCAGAGCGCTAGTTCCTCTGGGGTCAGATCGGGAGGAAGGACTACGCCTACCTGCTTGGCGAGCGCTTCCGCATTCAATACTTGTTTGTGAGCCATTGCTTGAGAAGCAGGTTGGGTTGCAACGAAGTCTAAGACGATGCCGTCAACCGAGAGGCGCGCAATCCCATGTTTCTTGGCTATTACGGCAAGACTATCGATGAATTGGCATACTTCTGGAGAGGTCATGCCTATAAGGATTAGGTCTGATCTAAACCTAGAATCCCGAACGCTAAATGCCTAGAGTCAGGTTTCCTCTAGGGGTGAAGCATCCTTGTTGAGAGCGGAGAGCTACGATGAGCGAATCCCGAATGCCGATTAGAATCCGCCCCCAAACCCGTTATCGTCCCCTCTGTCAGCCCATGGGTCAGGCCTGTCCCGATCTTTAGCCTTCTTGACCAGGGCTGCTTTGATGCGTGCCATCTCTGCGGTCTGCCATTCAGGGGTGCCTGGAAGGGGCATCGGTACCTCTACCCTGAACTCTAGCCAGTGCGTACACGCCCGGAAGGCATATAGGAGGGCGTCACAGATATCACTGTGGAACCGGTCTGAGATTTCTGGCTTCTCTGGGTTGGTCCTGTCCCATTCCACCAGGAGGCAGTCAGAGGCGAAGCGGCTATCGGCCTTCACCAATATCTTGCCTGTCCTGAGCGCATCGTTGACTAGCTCGATATGAGCAAGCTTCTGTGTCTTCTCTGCCGCCTCACAATTCAATTTGAAGCGCTGGTTGATTTCCTCTACGATTTTCCTGCCTAGGCCACCCGTGTCCACCACGATATCGCGTGGCTGATACTTGGCCTTCAGGGCTAGCAGGGTTGCCCCTAGCTCTGACACGGTCTGCTTTGTGGTGACTATTTCCTCTACAAGGTAGACGCAGTTATTGTCAGGGGACCATCCAAGGACAGCAATAGCGTCTGCATCATCGTAGCCAAGGTCGACGCCTATGGCGTGATGCCATGCTCGTTTGGTAACAGGCGGCTTGACGTAGCAGTTGACCTCAGGGATAAATCGGAAGACGAGGGCAGTCGCATCCAGTACCCACTTGCCATCAAATTCTCGCTGAATTAACGGATCATCTGCCTTGACGCCCCTACGCTTCAGTTCATCTTCTAGTACGGTCTTGGGGATGTAGGGATTGTCCCTGAAGGTGAAGTGATGGTGTGACCAGGAGGGGGAGTGAGCTTGATCGTGGAAATATCCCTGAGGGACAGGAGAGGGGGTGCCTAGCAGTACCAGCGTACCCTGTTCTCTCCATAGGGCAGGTACGATTACCTCATCAATCAGTGCAGGCAGACGCCCCATAACATTTTGGGCTTCGTCTACAACAACGGTCTTGAGGACGTGTCCACGTAGGCCCTCTACCCTGATTTCATCGTTGGCACCGATGAGGTAGATATATGAGCCGTTAGGCATGTGCAGGTAGCACTCTGACTCATTCGGCTCACCACCAAGGAGGAGCTTCTTGTTGAGGTCAAGTAGAACTGGCCTCCAGAATTTCTCCTTGGCTTCCTTTAAAGTTTTGGTGATGTAGATGCAGACGCACTTGGACTTCAACGCATCATGCAGTAGGAGGGCACCGGCTACGGTTGATTTACCGCCCTGACGGCCACAGACAGCGGTCTTGAATCTGGATGGATCATCTAGGAACTTCAATTGATGCGGCTGGAGGTATGCCTGGATTGTCTCCCTCGGATCCTGGACCTGGATGAGAGATGGCTGACGTGCTTCAAGCCGCGCTAGACGTTTGCCTAGGTCTGTGCTCATCCAGGTACACCACCAGTCTACGTAACGTGTCTACAGATTCACGAACCAATCCCACTGCACCTTTGTGTTCTTCCAGCCAATCTAGTACAGTTCTCAGGGAGCTGGTCATTGTTTCCCACCCTTCTCTAATTTCGAGATCCTGGCCTCTAGGTCGGCATCCTTCAAGGCACCGATGAGAATCGAATAGCCATGAATCATAGAATTGGCCACTCTAGGGTCCACCTCGCCATGCTCAAGGCAGTCTAGTACTGCCCCTAGGGCTCGTACGACTGCCTGGACGTTGTTCAAGTGGCGCTTGTAGCGCCGTTTGGGCGTAGGAAGGGGAGGAACCGGTGTTACTTCCGGCTCTTGAAGCTCTTCGGACAGCGCCAAAGCTGTGTTATCCATGATGCCTCCCTGATGTGGTCCAGTAGGTCCATTACGCCTTGTCCTCTACCTCTTCGTCTTCAATCAGGCAGATGTGTTCGAAGGGCGCAATAAACTGGTGATGCGGGACCTTGATCCTGATGCCCAGTTTGTGGGCTTCAAGAGAAAGGCCGATTTTGGGGTCTGGAGAAATCATGCTGAAGCTACCGACACCAATAATATTGATCGTGCCTCGGAACTGAACAGAGAGAATTCTAGTCATTATTTTGCTCCTTTTTCGAATGTGACTTTGAGGTCTGGGTGCTTCTGGAGGATGGCCCTGATGATGGGGGTACATTCGTCTGCGTAGATGGGTTCCTCTAGGTTGAGAGCTTCTGTCAGAAGGGAAGTGGCGATACCGTTTCTACGGAGGTCAGCCTTGACATATAAAAAATGACAGGTGTTGGTGTCCCAGGTGAAGACGATGTACGCAAACACTACATCTTCGTCTTCATCACTGCACGAAACAAGGACACGGCTGGAAGCGAGGATATGCTCCAGCCGGTCATGCTGTTCCTTGAAGAATACAGATGAGGGGGATTCAGCGTTTTTGCGGCAAGATTGACGCAGACACCTGAGAGCGGTGGCGTATATTAGTGCTTCATCATTCTTGGTTCCGTTGCGGATCATCTTGCTCCTTAGTCTGGCTTGCTTCGCTAGTACTAAGGATTGTTACTCGTGGCCGACGCTTGTTTATCTTGCCGCCTAGCAATTCCCTGGTTAAATCTTCGCCAAGGAAGCGAAGGTGATGCCCCTTGACCGTCCGCGTGTTTCTGGTGCCACCCAGGGAATTGCTGATGGTGCCCTGACAGACCCCCAGAGCGTTAGCTGCATCTCGTTGGTTCAGGTAATTACTTCGCAATCCTATCCAGCCCACCGATATTCAATAGGTCTAAGCTGGCAATCCACCATTCTTTGATACCAGCCTGATTTTCCATGCAAACATCCAGGGGGATTCCGGGGATATGCAGGCAAGAGTTGTAGGCTAACGCTCTGCTCAAAGCTTTGAGCAAGCTGGATGCATTATCCAGGTCAGGGGACTGGCCTCTTACTCCTGAGGATGCAGAGTGGAAAAGAATAATCGTAGCTGGGGTTGCCTCACGGGAGGGACATGAGACGAGAATATTCGCTGCCATGGATGCCGCCAATTGAAAAGCTCTGCAAACCACAGGCCCCTGATGTGCCTTAATAGCATCCATAATATCCAGACCAGCAAAAACTGAACCGCCAGGGGAGTTGATTAGAATCTCAACGGAACCGGGTAGAGCAAGGTCAGCGATGATTCTATCGGCCATCTCCTGATCGATTTCTCCCTTCATCTCAATAATTCTAGGAGGAGGAGGAGGTACAGGCGAAGCCGCAACTAGGACGGTAAGTGAAAACAAGCACAGAAAAAGAAGCTTCAAGGGAGAAGAGTTCATACCTAAACAGATTGCTTCTAATCAAATGCTTCTCGTTCTGCATTCCTCCTCGTCCCCCTCCTAAGAGAGGGGGGACTCGGAACGCAGGTACAGAGTTCCAGGTTTGGGAACGCGGATATCAATGTTGTTTCATACAGTTAGCTCATTTTTCCCTCCAAGTTCCGGACGTGGTTTTCTGGCGGAACGGTGAAGCCCCTAGTTCCAGGTTTTAGGAACGGTAGTTCCAGGTTTTAGGAACAGTAGTTTTGGTCTGTTTCCCTAGTGGTTGAATTAGCCAACGTAAAAGTTCTGTCTATCTATTCTCCCTGATTTGATTCTTGTTTGATGCTCTTCCTGGAGTAGCAACCTTTAGAGTACCGGCAACACAACCCAAACCGAAAGACAAGCGAATGTACAATAACTACGAACTTTTCAGTCTAACCGACCCCCGTACTGGCAATATCTTCTGGATTGGCCCTGCTGCGCGCTGCGCGGCGATGAGGGCCCTAGAAATGTGTCAGCAGTACAAGTTGAGGCACTGCCGCAATATCGTCCTGTGTCGTACTCTTGGCGATATTCTGGCGATGGGTGTTTTCCCTGGCCTCAAAGTCTATGGTCCCTACGCTACAAAGAAGGAAATGTGTTTGGCCGAACGTCACTTGATAGCTCAGGTGCGCTCAGAGGGTCATTCTTTGGCCCGTATAGGTGCAGGGGGCTCAGGGCACAATGTTCCCCACTCTGCCTCTACCATCGCTCGTATGCGATCCAATTGTCATTCCGCCATCGCTAAGCCTTTTCGGGACTTGGATACAGGTAAGATCTACTTCGCTCAGCGTGACGCCCTAGAGGACCTTGGTTTGATGTGCCAGGGGCCTATTTCACTCTGCCTCAATGGCATCCAGCATACAGCGGGCGGTCACCGGCTGGAGTTTCTAAGTCCGGAAGAGACGGCTGAGTACCAGAAGATTCACGGTCATCATCGACACCCTAGATCCCGCTGTCCGGATGCCGATGCGCTATAGGTATGTGCAAGTAGAGGCTCTGAAGCCCTGAAACCAAGCAACCCAAACCATTAACCCAAACCATTAATCCTCCGCCCCCTGGATGTAGTCACATGCCTCAGAGCCGTGTCGTCTGCATCCAGGCGCGGGCGGTCTTTTAAGGAGTACAAAATGGAATCATTTGATTTTCGGCAGCTACTCAGTACCGATTCGGAAGACGTAGAGATGAAGCACGCGCTGCTACACCTCGCCACAGACCGTATAGACGAAGCTGGCCTATATAACGGGTTCACTCGTGATGAGATAGTTGAATACTTCGAGGCCCATAATGAGTGAATTCGATCCAACCTCTCCTGCAACGCTTCCATTTAGTGAGGGTATGCAGCGCGCGATATGTGGTCATATTCTGTTAGGTAATGGCACGTCTCGTCAGCTTCTAGCACGTCTCAAGAAGGGTTTGTTCCTCAATCCCCGTACCTCTCAGGTCTTTGGCCTCCTCGTTGATATCAGCAAGCGGATCAATAGGAACTGTTCTCCCGCTGAGGTGAAGGACTCCCCGGAGCTAGCGCGGGCCTCCTCTGAAGACCGTGTCATCATCGGTGAAGAAATCTGTATGTGCGTAGCATTAGCAAACCAGCACGGTCTTGACGGTCTTCTCCCTCAGGTTTCTGAGTGGTTAAAGAACAGACATTTTCTTGAGTCTATGTCTAAGGCCGCTACCCTATACAATACGAAGAGGCCAGAAGAGGTCAAACAGGCATTCACGGTTCTCTCTAATTTTGTGGCAACTGACTTCTCGTTTGAGACAAATTTGAACGAGAAGGCCCTCACGGAGTTAACACTCAGGAGAACAAGTCACACCGCTACCGGCAATCTGCTGAACTTCACCTACCTGGATGATTTCCTTGCCGCCCCTCCTCCACCAATTTCGTGGGTGCTCAAGGGGCTCATCCCGGCAGCCGGTGTCTGCATCATGGCGGCAGCCCCGAAGACCACCAAAACGTGGATGGCGATTGAGATGGCTCTATCGGTGGCCACAGGTTCAGCGGCTTTTGGTCGATATGCCGGTACTGCTCCCTCTCCTGCTGCTTATTTCTTCGCGGAAGATAATGCGTCCAATATCTACGCTCGCTTCAGGTCGCTAATTGCAGGGCAACCTCGTTCCGAGAAGGAACGTAGCTCGTTCCGCAACCTGTCTTTTATCGCTCAGGGGCACCTTGATTTATCCAAGGACAACGATTTGGCCGCTCTTATTGCTGCCTGTTGGCGGTTAGAGAAGCTCCCTACGGTGATTTTCCTGGATCCATTCCGGAATATTCATACGCTAGATGAGAACGATAATACCGAAATGTCATGTGTCATGGAAAATCTCCGGTTGCTCCGGGATATCCTCGGTTGCTCCATTGTCTTCCTTCATCACCTCCGCAAGGGCAAGGAAGGAGAGGCACCTACAGGTTCCTCTATGCGTGGAGCTACAGCAATCCATGCGGCCGTTGACGCTACCATGCTGATCAATTGCGTGGACAAGAAGGACAATAACCATTGGACCACTGACGTTACAGTAGATGTAAAAGGTGGCCGCGCTGCTGGTGAATTCCACCTGTCCCTAGACGTTGAAGATAACGACAACGGTTCTGCTACTCGTGCTGTGTGGACCCATTCCACCGAAGACGAGGAAGACCGTGTCCGTCGAGAAATCCTGGACCTCATGAAGTCCGGAACAGTCCAGAACGGTCGCGATATCTCGCTAGCGGTTCGGAAGAACAAGGCGAAGACATTAGTCATTCTGAAAGACTTGGTTGAAGAGGGCTTTCTTCAGAGGTCAGGAAAAGATAGACAGAAGGGTTCCGGTTGGAAACTCGCGGAGGAATAAAATGACTAAACTTGATTACATTAGAGGTGCCATCCAGGCGCGTGCCATGCTCGTAAACGAGCTTCAACGCTGCCGGAACAACGCAGAGGAGGCCCGCGCTATTTCTAATTTTCTTACAGTGTTAGCAGAAGCATTCACCCTCATCAGCCAGGAGAGCAAGTCATGAAAATCCTCCTCCTAGCTCTCCTCCTGGCAGCCTGTGGTGGCATCCAGGAATACCCTGTGATTGAACCCGATCCGGTCCAGTCCGAAAACAACACGTTCTGCCCGCCCACCCATGTTGTTGTTTGTGAGTACGCAGCGAAGATTCATTGTTTCTGTGTCGCAGAAGAGAAGCTTCCACTGATGGAAAGTTGTCTAAATCACCCGAACTAAAAGCGAGAAAATGCGTAAATCCTATTCCGATAAGACCCCATCCCGTGAACTAGCAGCCGCCGCACGTGCTGCCCTGGATCGATTCCTGGCTAAGGGCGGCAAAATCACCGTGTGCCCTGAATTCAATCCGTCCTGGGTAGACGTTTGTAACCGCAGTTTTGAGGATGAGGTAGATGAGAGCGTCACCACTGAAATCTCAGAAGAGTGGCAGGTGGATGATGGGATCCTACCACTAGAAGAACTGCTGACCGGCAAAATGGGCCTATCATCAGCCTGTTCGGCCCGAGTTGCATTTTCTCGCGCGGTACGCTATACTCAGGGCAAGGAGAAGACAAAATGAAGACCACGGTAGAGCAGATTCTCGCTGACCCCTGCTGCTCCAGGTGGCTCAAGGATGCCCTCCGGGCTGCCCTGGCCCGCGACCCCATCGATGCCGCTGGTGACGCTGAGGTACTGGCTGAGGTCCTGGCAGGCCGGGCTGATGCTCTTCTGCTGGTGGGGGGTGCCAAGTGATTCTCGAAA